CTATAATAGTACTCAATAAACTTATTAAACAGTGGGTAATCTGTCTTTAGAAACTCAGGAGCCTGAGAAGCAATAGACTGGGAGACCTTATTAATATTCATCTAACTTTAGAAGCAACTAGAATCGTTGATTGCACCAGGATTACTGATGGTTGGGATGTCAAGTATAGCAGGCGTTACATTGAAATCCGTTGGTGTCAAACTATTTAGTGGGACTGTGGGAGGTACGACTGTTCCAACAGGAACAACTGTAATTACAGGATTAATAATATTGATGATAGTTCCAGGTGTTGTTGCTGGAATAGTAGAGTTATTTGCAGGAATAAACTGAACTGGGATTTGAAGATCTACTGGTAATAAGTTAGCATCTGCAACTTCTCCAATTCCAGTTGTGTCGTCAGTGATTGTAACGGCACCAGCAACAAACGCTGCTGAACCAGAGTTTATAACATTAACAGGACCAAAACAAATTTGACCATTATCATAATTTACCGTTCCCGCATTATCACTGGTATAAATTTTACGAATACCAGTATTATAGAAAGTTCTTAAATTTCCATAACCATCATCTTCAAACTGCTGATCAACGCCAGGTCTATCAGCCGTTCTAAATGTACCAGATAAAATTACGGGTTCTTTTTTACAAACTCCATCAGTATCACCATCTCTACTAGGAGCACTATTATACAAATTAGATCCTGTAGCAACACAATATGTGTTAGTTGAGTTTGTATCTGGTTTGATATACTTCAAAATGGTTGTTTGAAGTGATGTATCTGTAACACAACTATTAGCAAGTGAAATTGCTTTTTCAAGTTCTGTTGCCCTGAAGGTTGAGTTGAAATTATTGATCTTTGTTTGTAGTCCCCAATCAGTAATTGCTTTACTAATATCAGTCTCAATTTCAGATGGATTTGATCCGCAACCAGTATCATATAAAGTAAACACTTTTACATTGATAAAGACATCATCAGGATCAGTTACAACAGGATCGATAGATGCCATAGCATATGGTCTTAAATCAGCAGCAATTTGCTTTTTAGTTGCATCATTAAGAGTTGAACCTGTTTTAGTCTTAATAACAACAAAAACCTTTCCGTAAACGGGAGGATTTAAAGAATCTCCACCGTATGCAACTACAGAATCTGCATTACTGTAGATATTTTTAGTAATAATCGCATAATCTTGTGCAGTTACTGCTCTATACTGTGCAGAGTAATATCTCGGTGCGTTATACTTAATTGACTCAATACTTTCTGCTTTATCTCCCTGTTGAGATTTTTGCTTAGTAACCAAATTAACGGTAGCAGCAGCATATGCCCTATCATTATTATCTACAATCCTTCCAACAAAACTAAAACTAGTAACTTGATTACCATCAGCACCTGATGTAACCAAATACTCAAGATCAACAACTTCTCCGTCTTTTACTGCCCTACCAACACTATCATCACCAAATCTAATCTCATACCTCATGTCCTCGGTCTCAGACAAGAAGTAAGAGCGAGTTGTTGGTGATACTGTCGCAACAGTCTCTGCACGACTGTAGAGGTCAAACTGAGTGGATGATTCGTTTGGTCTTACCTTTACAACTAAAGTTGAAATATCCGCGTCTTCTGAAGCAACCTTATATGTTTGCTTTCCAAATGTGTTAACAATGTATGAAAAAGTAACTATACTACCTTCACGAATGGTAACAGCGTCAAATATTGCCTCACCTGTGGTTTGATTAACTCCAACAGTGATATCACTCAATATATTCCACATGTATGCACCACCAGTCGCCACAGCACCCTTTTTAAGCGTTACTGACGTTGGATATGCACCATTTACTTGTTCAGTAGTTAAATTGAGTTTTATACATGCTTTAGATGCACTAATTGATCTAGGAACATAATTTAATAACTTAGCAAGATTAACTACGTTGTCTCTTACTGTTGCAGAAGGCAAAAATGCCTCATTCAATGCCATATTTGCATTAAACGAGGTATAGTATGTGTTATATGCTAGTAGATCAATCAAATATGATAATGATGATCCATCAAAATCATAATCAGTAAACTCAGTTCGAGTTCTTAGATATGATTTTATTGAAGATTTTACATCTTCAAAATCTAATGCTGTTAGGTTATTTGGTTGCATTACTCTGGTCTCTGTAAAACAAATTCTATTGTTTCAACAATGGGTAAACCAACTATTTTATATTCAATTGATACATTTAATTTACTGCCCTCAAAGATTGGAGTGACATCTACATTTGTAAGTCTCACCCTTGGTTCATATTGTTTGATTGTCGTTGTAATTTCTTCCGCAATGGTATCTGCAGTAAATGCATCCAAAGGTTCAAATAATAGTTGGGAAACTCTTGAACCAACCAAAGGTTGAAACGGTTTTTCTCCAGGAGCAGTCAAAATTATGTTTTTAACTGCCTGTTTGATGGAGTTGTCATTATTCACGATAGAAAGATCGTCGGTAAATGGGTTTTTAGCAAAATTGACCGAGAAGTCCTTAAAACTTCTCGATCTTTTTAAGTCTTTTCCCCCTATTTTTTTTAAAGCCATCTCACTATCAAGACTTTATACAATTGTATTTATCGCCCTTGACCTCGATAACGCTTTTTAGCACCATTTCTGCTTGTAGCAGAGTATTTTGAGTGCTTTCCTCTCCCTTGTCTAGATTTCTTCGGGATTGTCTCTACAAAAGACCCTCCAGAAAGACTTTGCTTCATTTTTGCCATAATTAACCTCGTGTCATTCCGATAAAAACATTTTTACTACATCCAGTAACTACAGAATTACATGGAAACGCTACGCTCTTGTCCCCAAAGGGATCACCAAACCTACCTGCTCGTCTTCCATTGATAAAAACTGTTTTGCATGTAGCAAATAATTTGCGAGCATGCCCTTCGGCAGCTTCGCGTCCTCCACGTGTTCCAATTGTACACCAATAAGCAGGATTAGGAGTACAACCTGGTGGACACCCTTTGGGAATACCAGTATAGCATGCTTTATGCACAGTTGGTGTAGGATGTGTAATTAATAAATCTTGATCTATAATAGGAGCAATCTTATTGATTCTAACATTCCTAGTCAAAGCATTTAGTGAAGTCTGTGGAGTTGGTGGCCACATTGTAGTGGCATCCATAAGTTGTACAGACTTTGGAACGATTTTTGGATCTTTTGGTGGTTTTATACAACCAGGAAGAGTTCCCCCTCCCAATCCAGGATGATGAGTAGACCCAGAACCTGTTCCGTGCCCACTGCAACTTCCCATGAATAGTGCTGCTGCACCTCCGCTAATTGGCATTATATTACTCCCGTTTATTCATCATATGGATTACCATATGCTTCTGTTGCTCTAACTACTGATCTGGCATCTCTACTAAGATCATGCCAAATAGTCATTGTACCCTGTGCTTCCCACGGTTGACAACCTGGACCCAATACCTGATTTCCAAAAGAAAATATGTGTATTTCTTGGGTAGTTGTCCCATCACCGTTGTCAATTACACCAGTATCAGTATTTGGTGTTGCTGTTGGTTGATTACACACAAAATGTGACTTACCAACATTAACAGGTGTACAACTCAAACTTACTGTTAGAGTTTGAACTTTAGCAGGATCAGGTCGATACTGCCTCATGAGGTATTTAGTGTAATTTGATGCCTGCGGTAATTCTGTAAAACTACCCGCATTAGTTTCTACCTTTGATTCAGGGATACGCACAAACTCAGGATACCTCTCTTGAGTGATATCATCAATATCTTTTAAAACAGTATCCTGACTTGTTTTCTTACCATCTGTAATTACTTTCTTGTAATCTTCATCAATTGGAGTGTCACTTAGAAAATCTGTATCATAATCTGGTACAATAAGAGATTTTAATGGATCTGTTTGGAACTTTTGTAATTTACGTTGAGATCTTTGTTCTAAACGATCTCTTTCTGGATCCATTTTAACTTCCATAGGAGGATTTTTGTACTTATTCTCCCTTGTTACGGGAACTTCAGCATAAGAATCGTCAATTGCCTGTAAATCAGCGGAAGATGCCTTTATATCTCCCTCTGGAAGGTCTTTGAGTATGCCCTGAAACTCAGGAACCAAGGTATCTCTTTGTGCAGCGTTGTCAACAACCTCCGTTTCCTCTTCAAAAAAGTTAGTAATGATTAATTCGGGTCTTTTATCTACACTATATCCCTTTCCTGGTCTAATAATATCTACGGAAGTCAAAGATCCTCCAGTAAAATTGCCTTTTACCTCTGCTGATTGATTATTTCCACCAGTTTCGGAGATAATTTCAACATCAGCACCACCATCCTTCGTAACAAGTTCTAATTTAAGTCCACTAGGACTAGTTGATAGCACAAATTCTGTATTTCCGTCATCTGTAGACGTTTGTGATACACCAGTATTACTATCTGCGGGACTAGTGATGTCCAAAATAGGATTATCTTGCAATTTATCTAAATTTGCTCCGCCATTAGTGACTTCTGCGATTTGAATTACGGCAGAACCACCAGAAATAGTAATTTTATCACCTTCAGTGTATCCTGTACCAGGATTATTAATTTTTACAGTGGAAATACGATCAACTTGAGTGTTACTTTCATCGTCAAGTATGCTTCCAACCTCAATATCGACTGTTAATCCGCTTCCAGTTCCACCAGTAGTCGCAATATTCTCACCAGTAGAGTATCCAGTCAACTCATTTGTAGTATTAAGTTGATCAAAGTTAGTTAAATTGAACCTATACACACCATTAGAGATGTTTATGTCGCTAATTCCTCCATTTTCGTCAAGAGAAATCCATGCAGACGGTGCTTCTACGGTATTAAAGATGTCTGGAGCGTTTTGATTAACGTCTCCCGTAACAAATTGCAGAGATTTATCTAAAAATTCAAATAAACCTACCATCATTGCACGATCTGCAACACCATAACCTGCTTTTACGGTAATAACATGGTTTCTATCAGAGGTATATTGCGTATCTTTAGTAAAATTATTACCATTTCCGTCAAGATATGCCACATGATACGGAAATTTACCTATTTCAGTGTGAAACGTGCGGGTAATTGTGTGTCCGTTGATCTTATCACCCTTTCTCATGACATCTTCAACGTTACCGCCAGAGAGATTTTCAATAGGACCAACAGCAGTAATCTTTAAATTTAGTGTTAATGTCGTTAATGCCCCACTATCTAAACGAACTTGAACAGATAATGGGAAAATTTGACCTACACTATACCCTGTTCCATTACTTAATATCTCAGTTGCAACCCATTTAGTACCAAGCATCACTACATTTGTACCAGAATCGTCAAATCTAGACTCAATTCTAAATTTTACTCTAAAATCTGACGCAGTTGATGTCTCAAGATCAAAAATTTCAAAATCAGAGAATCCAGCATCAGCAACTGCCCATGGATTTTGACTTGAATTGAAGTCAATACCACTTAATTCAGTAGAATTCCACCCATCAGAGTATGTTACACCATCAAAACTAACTTCAAAGTCTAAAACACCGTCAGGTAAAGTATTTGAGAACTGATCATAACTAAATCCGATCTTAAGTGAGTCAGTCCCAAAGGCAAACAACGTAGGATGTGGGCAATCTGGATCACCAGTTAGATCCTCACAACCTGTGTAACTTAACGTGGTTTTCGCGGCGGTACAATTAAAGTTAGTACAAGGCACACATATACTCTCACCAGAGAATGAACTTGAGGTACTACCTGGATCATAGTCTGGATCACCTTCTGTTCCAGTAGGAAGCACAGTAGTTATGACTTCCCCTTCATCGTCTTCTATCCAATATGCTGCCAAACCAATGTGACCTGCATCATCTGAGGTATCAAAGATATAAGAAATCCAAGTATCAGAGTATTGAAAGTCAAATGACAACATAGTTGGGGTAAACCCTAAGGCAATAATACTTTCATCAAAGTCTTCTCTCCCATAGTCATCAGTACAGTTATCGACCTTAGTTGCCATACCACAAATTGCGGCGGGTGGATTTGGGGCACGATATTCAGTCACATAGTATGGATGCATAATTGCATCGTTATCTCTATCAGGAATATTGTAATTATGCTTCTGTTGTGGATCTCGGATGAATGAATGTGGATATTCCCTATATTCAAACGTCACGCCCACAGAAGTTCCTACCGTAGGAGGATTCGGTGCTGTGTAATTATAACAATGAACTGGTCCACATATATCAGTAAATTGATTAGTTTTGCATCCCATTTACTTTTTCCTCTAAAGCAGTGAGTCGTTTTCCATGATTTGTGGACGGGGCGGGGTGTGCTTGCTCCTCAACTAACTTTACCCGACGATATAATTCATCAAAATTTTCTCGCAAGTTCTTATAGTCCTCATACCCCTCTGGTTTGTAGAAAGTCTTGTCTGGGGTAGGTAACTCGGAAACATACGTTTCTACGTCTTTGAGACGATTTCCAAGCACTCTGATACACTCATTAATGTTTCTTAGAGAGTCACCAATCTGATCAACTGTGACATTGACAGTTTCTACGTCTATCGGATCAGTAATCTTTGGTGTTTCATTAGTCATTTGCTTTCTTCAGTGTAAATGCAGTACCATCTTCGGTAATATCATAGTCTAATTCGTCTTCAACCGTCCATCCCAGTTCTTCACAAATTTCATATGGTATGGTGACAATTAAATCACCGAAATCATCTTCTTCGAGTTTGGTTGTGAATCTATGGGACATATCTCTATAGGCGGTTAATGACTTGCGGATTGTCAGTGGGATTATCTTTCTTCCACTCTATCCATAGTGTATATAGATCATCTAATACTTGAGAAGCGTATGATGAGGCATAATAATCAGCACAGGCATACATCCTAGGGTCTAAGAATGACTCGTGCCTTATCAATTGCTCAATTGCCCATGTACGTGTGTCTTGCCTCTGTGTGCGAACCTTAGAGTCCATTTTTCTCCTGTGGAAAATTTTTTAATACCTGTGGAAAACTTTATTCGAATAATATAGCAATCGCTCTGGGGAACCTTTGTAGGTTAGGGTAGTGGCCGTTTTTATATATTAAGGGGCGTAAATTAACTGCCCTGAGTAACATTTAGCACTGTTCACAGTTGTTATAACTTAGTGCATGTAATCTGTAGCGAATTGTTGTTACATAGTGGAACCCCCTTTCATGTCTCTATTATACCTCGGATGCTGCTAGGTTGTCAACCCCTAGATTATCAGCAATTTCCCAATACCATCCGATGCTCTTCACATATTCAAACGGTGTTGTCCTCGGAGTGTTGGGAAACTGTTCACCCCTCTCAATGCGGATGCCATCAATATACCTCTCAAGATCGTAGATAGATTTAAACTGACCTCGGAGAATCTCGTTGTTATCGTAGATAGTGTAAAGCATAGGATTGAGTTAGATTAGAGTTTGTTTTTCTGAACCCTTACAAGGTTCATTGTACCAAATTTCGGAGTGTTTGTCAAGTGTCTCGGAGATTGTTAAGAGGTGCTTGACAGTTCATAGGAAACGTGCTAAGAGTGCATCACCTGAACACATTTACCGAGAGATAAAACACACACCTAGATTTATTTAATGTTTTCCACAATTTCCGCATACTCTGTGGAAAACCTATTATAGGGTTTTGTGGGGTCTGGAATTATGGTCTTCCAATAGTCAGGATTAACTACTACGTTAACTTGCCTGTATGGGTTGACCGAATGCTCCGCCTCTTCGGGTGGTTTGAGTGACTCAGCAATACATACGGTTATGTACTGGTCTGAAACAAAATTGATATAGGAAGATCTACCCTCGTAGATTACAAATTGACCTCTTTCAAATCTGCTCATGGGTAAAACTCTATTTAGAATTTGGTTGGCAGTAACTAGGATCAATTTTACAAATCTGATCTAGTTTTTCGTTTTGTATCTCTTTAAGTGAGTTGATGGCGTTTAGTCCTATCTGGGCACCTATAAAGATAACAAAGATCATTAAAATATATCTCATTACGCCCCCACTGTAACGCCGTTGAAAAATGGTTTTGCTGTACCTGTTCCGAACTGTGAAAGGAACCAAACCCAGTTTTTTTGAAATACTTTTGAACCGTAAGAGAACTCACTTAGTAAAGCATTCAAACGTGATTTAGTTGTATTTGATTCCCAACCGCCGTTGAAAAGTTGTAACTGTCTTTCAGCATGGAAATATGTAGCAATGTGATTTCCATGTAGGTAGACGGTAGACTCAAGACCGTTGTCAGTTGTGAAAACTGTTGTATTAGAACCAGACCAGTTTGACTGAGTTCTGATTGCTTTGTTCATTTGAGTTTCAATTTTACGCATGATGTGAGAAGTGTTTGTTTGTTATGTACTTATTATAATGGAAAATAGGGGCATGTATACCCCTTGTGTGACACTTAATCGAGTGGCACATCTGGAAGCACGAACTGTGCTGCATCGTGGTAAGCATCGTAAAATAGATCCCACGCCTCGGAGTCATCCACAAATGAATCAAGACCGATCTGATCCGCTACCCAGTCATAAGACTCGTCTAGATCTGCATTTGTATCAGCAACAAATGATGGAAGTTGATTAATCGCTGAAATGAAATTTTGATGTGTAGCAAGTGAAGTTTTTTTAGTCATTTTGTGAGAAGTGTTTGTTTGCTGTATAATGATAATTTAGAGGCACAGATCTTCAAAGCGTCTCTGTGCTTCCTCTGCAATAATAGGAAGATAACCCAACTCAGAATTTTGATCTAATGCGTCAAGTTGATCTGAAGTTAGATTGTGCTCTTTTCTGTAGTCCTCCCATGCCTCATCGTAGCATGTTTCTAAGAGTGTTTCGTGATGTAGTGATGACATAATAATTTCCTTTCGTATATTAATATTATAGGGGCACAGAGCACCTAATGGGGATTTGATGTGACACTTAGTAAGGTGTCCCATTACTGTGGACTCTCCAGTCATTTTTGTTTATCATCTTTCTGCAAGACTGACAACTCAAAGCAGACCATGAAAAATGCCTGACTCTCTCAACTGAATAACAAGAGGGGCACATTATAAACTTTCCCCAGTGTCCCGATCTTGTATATCTGTCAACTGGTTTTAAATCTGCAAATTTCATGCTCTTGCCTCCTCTAGTGTTTTTTGCTGAACTAGTGTTCTATGAACGTCAAACAACTTTGTGAGATCAACGCCCTCTAGATCCTCCCACTCGCTGACATAATCCCACATTTCCCAGTCAGTGCTTCCATCTTTGAAAGTGGGTGCAGAGCAAAACTCGTTTTCTTCATCTAACCAAAATGTGCGTCCAAAATGTAGAGATAGGACAGTTTCAAACATTTGGGTGAATAAGTTGGGTGTTGTCATTTTTGTCTCGTGAGAAGTGAAAATTTTGTATAAGCAAGAAAGGTATCCCTCAGCGTTTGGTAATGTGAGCATCCTTGCTTATGTTCTTATTATAGGGCATATATGTGACCCTACAACTTCGAATGTGACAGTTTGTCTACTGTCCATTAGTGTAGGATCCCATGATGCAAGCACCATAGCGAACCTCGGCATATCCATACTCTTCGGATAAGTCAAGGCATAGACCCCAACAATCATCTAAATTAACAAAAGATGAATTTTCGTAGGGTGCGGATGGGCAGTGAACTGAATAACGCATAATATAAAAATTGAGTAATGTTTGATTATGACTTTATTATGGCATAGAATACGGCAAAAATCAAGCGACCCTGTACCACTTCTCACACTGGCACAAGATCGCTTGACTTCTGTTTCAATTCAACTTATAAATCAGTTCCTCCTGTTTCTACTACTTCCACGATGTCATCAAGCACTGATAACAATTCATTGCCATTGTTTGTAGAGTCTAGCAGGAACTCGGCAAAATTAGGTGACATAATAATAAGAATAGAATTGAACGAAAACTGGACTTACAAAAGTGCTTGTATGTTTCTCGGATTAACTTAGTAGGATAACCCCACAAATCCGCATAACCTACACTTAACGCCAGTATTTAAAATGCGGAGTTATTCCGCATCGGTGAGATCGGGCAAGAATGTAAATACATAATTTCCGTTTTCTGGGTCTGCACCATCAACACACCACTCAGAATAGACGCTAACCGCATCATCTGGTCTTCCATCGTTTACACAAGTATGCATAGCATCGTAAAGAGCATCACGCATTGTGTCAATCATATGCTGTTGATCGTCAAGCACATCATCGTGCTCAGTGAAAAGATCTAGAGTTGAATCGTGCATTGTAAAAAGTGCGGTTTGATAAAAAGGATTTAAGACTGTGCGTAGTCCCACAATTCTATGAACTGATTGAACCACTTAGCATGATCGGGGTGATAGTCTTGCTCATCAGCACTAACAAAGGGAAGTTCATGCTTAGTGCAATAATCTTTGTATACTTCTTGTAAAAAGTCAATGTTGTCATAAGTCATGGGATTGTGAGAAGTTCGTTTGTATGTACCTATTATAAGAGGTGTGAGATGTGTTTGGGGCATCTATGTGACAGTTTCTAAACTGTCCTCTAAAATGATGTCCCTTACTCGCTCTCTGTCTAGACTGTCACCATAACCCCATGTATAATTGTTGTCAGGATTGTTTGATGCTTTTAACAGTCTATGTTTGTAGATGTAAAAAGCATCATAAATTTTCTGTTCTGTCAATCCCTCTATAGGATATAAAACATCGGGGTGACTAGGTAGGTAAAAAGATGCAACATAGTCAACAAATTCTTTAAGACTGTTCATTACTTACCTCCATTGAATTGTTTGATTAAGTGATCTGTATGACGATCTTGTTTAGCGATGAGATCATCACATTTTTTGATGAGATCTCTTAGATGTGCCACATCTTTGTTAAAGTCTTTAGTAGTATACATTTAAGCAACCTCCCTGATATATCCATTTTCAGATACCATGAACTTATCAAGTGTTGGGATGTCTAATTCAGGATCATCAAAATCGATTTTAGCACATCCATCAACACCCCACTCTGCTAACTCTTGAACGAATTCTGCCCAGTTAGCACATACACAAGCAACATTTTGAAAGTTTTCAACTTGTAGTATTCTGTTAATAATGATTTGAGTTTTGTCCATGTGAGAAGTTTGTTTGTTATGTACTTATTATAACCACACATACACCCCAATGGTGCAATGAGTGGACACTTTGTCAAACTGGCACATCAAAACGTGATAACTAGATGATCTGAGTCAAGATGTTCAAGAGTGCTTTCATCTGTATAATCTGTCATAATGGCAGGTACAAAATCATCATCCTGAAGTGAATATAACGTGACTGTCTGGTCTAGATGATCCTCGTCTAGTCTATTCAATGTGTCCCTTAAGTCACGATAACTCATAGTTAAATCTTTGAGTATTGACCATGGGATAACTGTCCAAGTTGCACTCATTTTAAAATCCTCCGCTAAACGTATGCTAGAGGTGGGACACCCTCTATAAAGATGTATGATACAACAGACTGAAGTCTGTCTGCGATTCTCTTACCATACTTACCAGTCATAGGCACCACGATCTGACCATGCTTTTTACGATACAAGTTGAACTGACCAACAGGAATCTTGCCTGATTTCATGTCACTTGCATCTTGCTGATGAATCCTGATAACTCTACCAATTGTTTGTGCCATTTCAATTGTAGGCAAGTTTCTAAGCATAATTGAATGAGTCAAACCAGGAACATTGATACCCTCTGATAGTATAGAATAGTGGAATATTACAAACTTCTTAGCATCATCTTTACCCCACTCTGTGAGAGTATTGAAGAACTCTTCTCTACCAACTTTTGTACCATTGATAATAGCACCATGCTTAGATGTGATGTGCATGATGTTATAATCACGCTCAAATAACCATGACTGAATATCAGTTTGTGAGAGCATATTCCAGAGTATTCTTGTTGTTGGAGCACTCACAATTACCTTTGGATTGTTGTCAGTAATGTTTGTAAGTATGTCCTTTAAGTTGTCAGAATCAACTTCATGTGCATTCTGTCTGGTACGCTCTCTGTCTGTCTCAAATGGTATAACTTTGGGATACAAGATAGAACCGCTATCAATCAACTCTTTAGCGTCAGTTTGCTCTAGTATGTTACCATATACCTGAGCATTATTCATGCCTCTCTCTGCACTTACATTGTGCTTAGAACGTGAAATGCGTGGTGTAGCAGTAAAGAAAAATCTCTCAATACCACTGGCAGCAACTCTTTTGATCTGCTCAAAGAATGACTTACCAGTGCTATTGTGTGCTTCATCAAAATATATTCTGTCAATATTTACCATGCTATCTAATACTCTGTTGAGTGAATGATAGGTAGTAAAGATTAACTTATCATACTGTGGATTGATGCTGTTCCAGTGTGTCAACTCAATGCTTTTAGTTGTGCTGAAGTGATGAGTTTCACCACTGTGAACGTGGGCAATCTTGCAATTTTTGATCTCTGATTCAAACTCGTTAGATAACTGATTAGCAAGCAATATGCGTGGTGCAACTACAACAATAGTCTGAGGACTGCGTGGAGTTGTTGTTACCAACCTCTTGCAATCTGCAATCATAATATAAGTTTTACCACCACCAGTAGGCACGATGATTTGACCTGACTTTTCTGTGGTCATCTTGTCGTATGCTCTTTGCTGATGTGGTCTCAAGTTCATAAATCAATCTTTCAATACTATAAGTTTACATGAAAAAACCCCTAGTGTCAAGGGGTTTGGACAGTTCGATGACTGTCACACAGTCACACCTGTCTCCTTTAGAAGTAGTTTAACAAATCCCTCCAGATATACTAGAGGTAAGATCACTAACTCAAGTCCATTCAACTCAGTTAGATTTCTTTTCTTTGTTTCCACCTTAATAACATCTTGCTTAGGTTTCGCAGTTGTTGTTTTGCGTGTCCTACGTTTGCGAGGTGTTGTTGTTGTTGTCAATGTAGTAAATCAAAGTGAAAAGAATGTTAGAGGGAAAGGGGCATCAACATAGGTTTCACCTATATGCCCAAATTTACCTACTGGGAATCGCTTACACCTGAACCCCTACTAAACAGCAAGTAATCATATAAGGAGTGTACATTGGCAGATGTCTGACTTATGCTAACTTGTTTACCAAGTCTAATTAAAGTCTCAGGGATGCCAATGTATGCCGTATCCAAAATGATTGAACCCTTGCTGAGTTCGGGCAGTAGAACCTTTATCCCTCCAACAATATTATTATACATCATTCAAAAGGTGTGTCAGTCCAATGTGTGCCACTTCTTCAACTGGTACATGATACTCACTTACT